GGGCCAAGACGAGGGCCATGAGAATGAATGGAACCGGGCTAACATCAAGGCCACACCAGTATTGCGTTACAAGCAAAAAGACATTGAGGGCCAACCCGCGCCCGTGCCACAAAGGCTGCAACCAGAGCCACCCGCAGCTGGAATCGTGGAAGCAACTGGGGCCATCAATAATGACTTGCAGACCGTAGTTGGTATTTATGACCCTAATCAGTTTGCCCAGGGCAATATGTCTGGCAAGGCAATTCGTGGCCAGCAGATGCAAATTGATCTGTCTAACTTCCATTATTACGACAACTTGACCCGCTCCCTCAAACAAACTGGGCGCGTAATCCTTGATTTGATCCCAAAGATATACGACAAAGAGCGTGTTATGCGGATTATTGGATACGATAACCAGCCCGAAATGGTTACTATTAATCAGCGAATTGTGGACGAGAGCGGTGCCGAGAAAATCCTAAATGATGTGACTGTGGGCGAATACGATGTTTATATGGATACCGGCCCAGGCTATCAATCCAAGCGCCAAGAGGCAGTTGAGTCGATGGTCCCGCTCTTGCAAGCCAACCCAGAATTGTTCCAAGCAGCCGGTGACCTAGTGTTTAGAAACATGGATTTTCCAGGGGCCGATGTTATTGCGGACCGTTTGGCAGCCATGAATCCATTGGCTAAGATTGACGAAAAATCAGATATTCCACCCCAAGTTCAGATGCAATTAATGGCCAGCCAAAAGATGGTGGCCGACTTGCAGCAGCAGATTGCAGCCCTGACCTTAAACTTGCAGCACCAGACCGATGTGCAGCGCATGAAAGAGGAAGGCCAAACCAAACGCAAACTTATGGATGTTACCTCTAGGGCATACAACACCGAGACGATTAACGAGGCCAAAGTCAATCAGACCAACCTCAAGGCAATTACTGACCAAAACCGCACCGAACTCGATGCGATTACCAAGCTGTTACTCAAGGGCATGGACTCTCGCGCCCTGCAGCAAGAGATGGCTCGCAGAGATGCGGAACAAGGTCAAGCTGCAGCGTTTTCTGAGAGCGAGGTCAATATGAATGACTCTCCATTCTTGCGTGAAGAAATGGCATTAGCGCAGCAGCCGATGGTCAACCCTGGAGTTGATGATCAGATGGCCGCGCAGTTTGCGATGCAAGAAATGCAACCTCAACCATTAGAGCAGCCAGCTATCCCTGGCGTTCCAATGGGGCCTCGTTGACAACTATTGAAAAACAGTTTCTAATAGATTTAACCTACCGATGGGTTCATCGGGTTTATTCTTGGAGTTAATCCATGTCAGATGCAAATGTTGTGCAGGAACCAGTAAGGAAACAAGCTGCGAACCTGGTAACAAGTGAAAATTTAGCTGAGTTTCAGGCACAAAAACTTGGTTTAGCCACCCAGGAAACTCCAACTGAGGCCGCGGATGCGGAGCCGGTTGTTGAGCAAGGGCGGAGTGAGCCAGATGTCGAGACAGAGGCTGCAGCAGGAGAAAAGAAGCACAACCCAAAACTTGAGAAACGGTTTTCGGAACTGACCAAGCAGCGCGAAGCGGCCCGCTTAGAGGCGGAGCGTGAGCGTAATGCGCGAGAGGCTCTAGAGGCGCGATTAAAGGAATTGGAAACTAAGGTAAACCCTCCTAAATCAGAGGAACCTGACCCCAAACCTGATCCATCGCAATTCAATGATGCCATCGAATATGCAGAGGCTCTGGCCGAGTGGACCGCGGATAAGAAATTGCGGGAGCGGGATCAAGCAGAACTTGCGCGTAAAGCCGAGGAAGAACAGTCGCGGATGCGGCAGAAATTCCAAGAAAGGCTAGATGCGGTAAAACAAGAACTGCCGGATTATGACGATATGATTGCCTCAAGTGATGTTGCGGTCTCAGGGCCGGTCACCGATGCGATTATAGAGAGTGATGTAGGCCCACAAATCCTATATTACTTGGCCGAAAATCCAGATTTTGCTCGTGAGTTGGGGGAGAAATCCATCACCTCGCAATTGCGTAGTATTGGGCGTTTAGAGGCTAAATTTGAGAAATCAGAAACCCCTAAACCGAGCGTAAAGGAACCTGTTGCGAAGAAGTCTAATGCTCCGGCACCGATTAATCCGCTGAAATCCGGCGGCAACCCTAGTGATATAACGCTAGATGCTGACCGTAAGTTTCACGGCACCTACCAGCAATGGAAAGCTGCAAGGGCCGCAGGAAAGATTCGATGACGGGTAACTTTAAAATTTATTTGGAGAATTACCATGGCAAATAACTTGCTAACTATCTCCATGATCACCAACGAGGCGTTGATGGTCTTGGAAAACGAATTGACCTTTACGGGCCGTGTAGATCGTAATTATGATGACCAGTTTGCGGTTGTCGGTGCAAAGATTGGTAATACAGTCAATGTCCGCCGCCCAGGCCGTTTCATCGGTACTACTGGCCCAGCGCTGAATGTAGAAGACTTTAACGAGACTTCCACACCAGTTACCCTCTCAACCCAGTTCCATGTGGACACACAATTTACGACTCAAGACCTATCCTTGTCTTTGGATATGTTCTCTGACCGTGTATTGAAGCCCGCAATTGCTGCTATTGCCAACAAAATCGACTTTGACGGCACCACAATGGCAGTAGATAACACAGCTAATACCGTAGGTACAGCTGGTGTAGTTCCATCTGACATCGCAACATTCTTGACCGCCCAGGCTTACTTGGATGGTGAAGGCGCTCCCCGTGACGGTAAGCGTTCTTGCGTAGTTGACCCATTCACCGGCGCTAGTATTGTTGGCAGCTTAAAGGGTTTATTTAACCCACAAGGCACCATCTCTGGCCAGTATGAAAAGGGCATGATGGGGCGCGACACCATTGGTATGAACTGGTATATGGACCAAAACATTGTGTCCCATACCTATGGTTCGTATTCAACCGCTACCATGTCAACCAACACCAGCACATTTACTGGCTCGTTGACAACTGGCTGGGCTCAGACATCAACCATTACCATCTCTGCTGCAACCGCTAACGCCGTGCTAAACCAAGGCGATACGATTCAGATTGCTGGTGTGTTTGCAGTCAACCCACAAAACCGCCAGCCATACGGCGGTAATGTATTGCGTAACTTTGTAATTACCGCTCCTGTGACCATCACTTCTGGTGGATCGGCATCTGTAACTGTTTCCCCAGCAATTATTACTGCTGGCCAGTTCCAGAATGTCAGCGTGTTGACTACTTCTGCATCTGCAGTTGTAACCCCATTCAATAAGACTGGTGTTGTCAGCCCACAGAACTTGGTATTCCATCGCAACGCATTTACCCTGGCTACTGCCGACTTGGAATTGCCTGACGGCGTTCATTTCGCAGGCCGTGCAAGCGATAAGGACAATGGTTTGTCGATTCGTGTGGTGCGTCAATACACCATTAACAACGACTCCATCCCAACCCGTTTAGATGTTCTTTACGGCTGGGCTCCGCTTTACCCTGAACTCGCCTGCCGCGTGGCAGCTTAATTAGGAAAGGAACCTTATCATGTCAAATCCAGGACCAGCAAGTACCCAAACCTCTAACTACCTATTAAACGGTAGTGCATCCGATGGTGTTTTAATCGGCATCGCTGGAGGTGAAGTGGGTTTTTATGGCGAGACCCCCGTGGTTCAAGCCGGTGCTATTACCCCATTAGTGTCTACAACGGCATCAACAACCGATATGTGCGCACGAATCAATAGCATCATTACTGCATTGCAAAACATTGGCATCACCGCCTAAGATGTTTTGAAGTAATAGAAAAGCTGCCCCCAAAAGGGGTGGCTTTTTTCATTTAAAGGACTACATGAAACACATAATGTTAGCTATGCCCGCATATACTGGGGTGGTTCATATGGGGACGATGCGGTCCTTAATGACTGACTGTATTACTCTCATCAAAAGAGGGGATAGATTTACATTTGTTGACGATGTAGGAAACGCCCTGATAGCAGACTGTCGCGGTGTTATTACTACCAATTTTTACCATTCTGAGTGCGATGAACTGGTGTTTATTGACTCAGATGTGGCCTGGGAGGCCGGGGCATTGTGCCGGCTTATTGACCATCCTGTAGACATGGTGGCAGGCGCTTATCCAGCAAGGGTTGACCCGCTTAAATTTAGTGTTGGATGGATTGAAGACCGCAAATATTTGCAAGCAGACCCAAATACGGGTCTTTTAGAAGTTGACCGTGTGCCTACTGGATTTCTAAAAATTACCAAAAACTGTGTTGCAAAAATGATCGATGCCTATCCAGAGACCTTTTACCATGACGCAGCAGTTAATAACCAGTTTTATCCTCTGTATGAGTCGTATATTGATCCAGAAAAAAAATGGAAATACGGCGAGGACTTTTCGTTTTGTAAACGGTGGCGCGATATTGGCGGCCAGGTCTGGCTAGACCCAGAAATTAATATGGGCCACATTGGCAATAAAATCTTTGAAGGACACATTGGAAATTGGCTTAAAAGTAGGATAATTGAACAAACTCAACCATAAGGATTAATCATGGATTCTTTAAAAATTCTTTCCCCAACATATCGTTTAGACCTGACAACTTCTGCGTCAGCTGCTCTGCAACTCATTCCCGATACACCAACTCGCGCATTTCGCGTGGCTATCCTAAACACAGGAACCGGAACCGCAGCGATTACTTTTGGAACAACTGATTCCAATATGGCAACCCCAGCGATTGCGGCATCTGGCAGCAGCGGATCATTTATCTTGGCACCAAGTATGTTTTTGCCAATTTTGATTGACTGCCCCGCGCCCAACTTTTACATTAAAGGTATTTCTTCTGGAACTAATTCGCTATATTTGACATTAGTGGCCACCGAATAAGGGATTTACCATGTCCAACGACACCGCAAAGACTATAACAACCAATATAGTGCCGGTCCAAGGGACTTTTGAGCCCTTGCCGCCGTATGAGTGCATTAACTTAATTGGCCCTGCAGGAACCCCGTTTTATGCCCCTGTAAACCCCAATTTAGACGGTGTAAACATCACCAACAGCACCATCAATAGCACTACTATTGGCGTTACAACACCGGCTGCGGGCGCGTTTACTACTGCAAGCGCAACCAATCAGCCAGTAGGAAACAACGATTTAACAACCAAACTGTATGTTGACTCTTTAGCCCTGGGCATTTCTTGGAAACAACCAGTAAATGCGGCCACAACGGTAAACATTACCCTGTCTGGCGCTCAAACAATTGATACTGTTCCTGTGGTGGCCGGTGATCGAGTATTGGTTAAAAACCAAAATACCCAAGCAGAAAACGGTATTTACATTGTTGGAACGCCCTGGACCCGCTCCCCAGATGCAAACGCATGGGACGAGTTGGTTTCGGCTTTGGTCTTTGTGGAAAGCGGCGCACAATCTGGTTCGGCATGGTATTGCCCCGTCCAGCCAGGCGGCACCCTTGGGGTAACCGCAGTTACCTGGAATAATTTCTCGGTTGGTGGCGTATATTTTGCCGGCACCGGATTAAACCTATCCGGCGGCGATACATTTAACATCACAAACACCGGTGTTGTTGCAGCTACTTATGGCTCGGCCTCTGCTGTTCCTGTGATTGCTGTTAACGCCCAGGGACAAATTACAAGCGCAAGCAACTCAAACATTGCGATTGCAGCATCCCAAATTACAAGCGGAACCATTGATTCTGCAAGGATTAGCGGTAATTATTCAGGCATTACTGGGGTTGGAACACTAACCAATTTAACGGTTTCCAACACAATTACTGGCTCAATTTCTGGTAACGCAGCAACCGCAACGAGCGCAACAAGTGCAACAACCGCAACAAATCTTGCTGGTGGCGCTACCGGCAGCGTACCTTATCAAAGTGGTTCAGGCGCAACAACCTTTGTAGGAATTGGCTCAACTGGACAAGTGTTAACAGTTTCTGGCGGTGTCCCAACCTGGGCCGCGCCCGCAACCAACGGCGATGTAGTAGGTCCAGCATCCTCTACTGATAACGCAATTGCGCGTTTTGACAGCACTACCGGCAAAGTTATTCAAAACTCTACAGTAACCCTGTCAGACCCAGGCGCGCTAGAAAATGTTAATGAAATTCAGTTCGACACAACGCCAACATCGTTATCAAATGCAACTGGTTCATTGTGGTTTAACTCTACCCTAGGCACACTTTCCTATCGCTTAGATAGCGGTGGCTATACATCTCAAATTAATGAACAGCAGTTTGTTTACGGTAAAGCGTCTGCAGCCATTACTAAAGGCCAATTAGTTCATAAAACTGGGGTTGTTGGCGCATCTGGGGTTATCCAATTTGCCCCGTCCGATGCTGGAATTACCGATGGAAATGAAATTGTTGGCGTGGCTTACGAAAACATCGCAAACAATGCATTTGGCCGCGTAGTTTCTTTAGGTCTTTTGGAGGGAATTAACACCTCTGCCTATTCTAATAACGATACCCTTTGGTATGATCCAGCCGGCTCTGGTGCGATGACCGCAACAAAACCATCCGCACCTAATCTAAAAGCCGAAATCGGTATTGTTATTAACGCCGGATCAGGCAGTTCTGGGTCCATGTATGTCAAGATTTTCCCTGGCTCACAGCTTGGCGGTACTGACCAGAATGTCCAGTTAACTGCGCCAATTTCTGACAACTCGTTATTGCAATATTACACAGCGGGTGGTTATTGGAGAAATGCAGCATCGTCTAGCGTTTCTGTGGGCGCGGCCACCAACTTATCTGGCGGCGCAACCGGCTCTTTGCCTTATCAGTCAAGCGCAGGAACAACAACTTTCTTGGCTGCGGGAACAGATGGTCAGGTATTAAAACTTGCCAGCGGTGTTCCATCATGGTCAAGCGACACATCTGGGGTCACGATTACCGATGACACCACAACCAATGCAACCCGTTACATTACTTTTTCAAACCTTACAACTGGTAACGAAACCACACT